AGAAGGACTTTCCAGAATGGTCGGATAGAGGAGATGGCCCAGGAGCACCTGTGGCAGTACACTTACCGAATAGTCCTGTAATCCAAACAGGTAAGAGAGATGGATCTAAAATTAGATTACCTAACGGTAACTACTTAGAAGAAACTGCTTCTTATTATGTTTTGATTCAAAACAAAGCAGGTGGGATGTCACCAGCGTTGATTACTATGAAATCTACGCAGCTTAACGTTAGTAAAAAATGGAATTCTATGATGAAAACCATACAAATTGCTGATGGTAAGGGTGGATTTGCAATCCCTCCAATGCATGGAGTTGTGTATAACCTAGCATCCGTACTACAAAAGAACGATAAAGGTTCTTGGTATGGTTGGTCTGTAACACAAGACAGAATTATGGGACAAGAGGATAAAACTTTGTACTTAAGTGCAAAAGATTTTAATTCTAGTGTCGCTAAAGGAAACGTGCAAACAAAAGCAGATGTGGAAGAGAAAGCTAAAGATAATACTCCGTATTAAATTTAGTTCCAAGGGGATCGCAAGATCCCCTTTACAAAGAAAGAAGAATGAAATATATGGATAAGTTCAAACAAATTTTTAGCGGATTAACAATAGCATATGGACAGTACCAACCCGGTGACAGAGGAGAGAATGGTAGTAAGCAAAAAGGTAAAGCCTTTATTGTTCGTAAAAACGTCACCGACGAACTTTGGACCAATCATCTTGAAGGAAAAGGACCCGCCCTTGGGATTATCCCTATCACAGAAAATAATGATTGTAGGTGGGGGTGCGTTGATATTGACGAATATGACCTTGATCACACTAGCCTCATTAAAAGTATTCGGAGTCTTAAACTCCCTTTAGTATTGTGCAGATCTAAATCT